CAATCAAATGTGCGCCATAGTGAACGTGATAGACAACGGAATAGCAACTGCGGTAGCGGAGTATATCAATTACTATAACACCGATGCAGTAGCAAGTAAGATCAAGCAAGACTTTCCTAATAACCGAGTGGTGGTATATCCAGATGCAAGTGGGAAGAATAGAAAAACCAGCGCAGCGGAGACTGATATTAATATACTCAAGAAATACAATTTTGGAATTAAGGCACTAACAAGCAATCCATTTGTCCGGGATAGGGTTAACACGATGAACAAGGTGTTTGAAAATCAAACAGTATTTATAAATACCTATAAATGCCCTATCTTTACAGAGCATTTAGAAACGATAGGTTATAAGAATGACGAGCCAGATAAGAGCATTAACCACAGTACTGATGCGATGGGGTATTTCGTTTGGTATAATTATGGAAAGGCTAAACCTAAAGTGTACCTATGATCGAGTTAGAGGTGCAGATATTAGAACTAATTGAAAAGCTAAATGACTGCCCTAACTTAAGGGATGAGAATAAGTTGTATAAATTACTGGGAAAAATAGAAGATGAACGAATACAGAATCACGGCAAACGGCAAAGAGAAGAAAATAGTTAAGCTTCCGACTGGCAGACACGAGGTAACACTTGAGCAATGGAATAACGCATACAAGTATGTAGAGTTAGCAGTAGAGGCTAACAGACTATTTGAAGAGGGTAAACTTGAAGAAAGCCAAGCAAAGGTAATAGAGTCTATGTGCGGAACTATTGCAGCGTTAGGCGAGGGGATTACATACGATGAATTACTGAACGTGGAGTTTAATAAGATTAATAACTTGTTCTTGATTCAGTTTGGATGGTTAAGTGAAGAAAAGCCAAAGCGCAACTTTAATATAAAGGGCAAGAAATTTAGTGTACCGAAATTTGAGCAAGGTACTTGTGGCGACTTTATGGATGTGATGAGTTTATTGGCTATGCACGAGGAGTACAACGATGCAGAGAAAGGATTACTAATTGCTGCGGTTTATATGAGAAACGGCGAATACTACCAAGACCTTGAAGAAATTAATCAGCGCATTGAGTTTTTGAAGAAGTACGGAAGGATGGATTTATTTTACTCGTGCGCTTTTTTTTTGTTGAGTTCGTTGAGCAGTTACAAAATAGACACCCAGCGACATTCGGCAGTAGTCGAGGAAATGGGAAAACTAACAAGTACCTTAGTCAGCTGGGGTACTACCCTTTATTCGCAAGTGTCGCAGAGTCTGGAGTCTTTTCGTATGATGTAGCGTGGTGGAAGTTTTGGCGAAAGGATTTAAACAGATTCGACCAAGTGCTGAACACGAGATTAGATGAGGTTATGGCTTTTATTGAATATAAGAGTGCATCGGCTCAATAATTAAAAAATTTGTAATTTAGAATAGTTAAATTTACCGAGATATGAACTTGCTTGAGTTAAGGAATAGAATAAGAGATAAAGCCATAGACAATGGGCTTACTTATACAGAGATAGAAACACTTTTTGATGTCAACTTATTGTTAGAGCAAACTATGCCTTGCCTTATGTGGCGTTATAGTGGCGAGACTAACAACTTTGATGAAGTAGGCACAGAGATGAGCCTAAATGTTTACTTGATAACTACGTTTCCCGATAGCGTACGAGTAGAAACAGACACCTATCAACGTGATTACATAGTTACTCAACAAAATGCGCTTAGAACGTATTTCTACAACTGGCTACAAGATATGCCGTTTGAGAGTGGAGATGATTATTTAGAGATAATCAGCACAGAGGAAATTCCAATAGCTGAAAGGTTAGGTATTAATGAGTTTTTGACTGTTGATTTTAGGGTTAATATTTCCATTAAGCGAGATTTCTGCGTAGACCCAGAACAGATAGCACCTACACCAAGCCAAGTGCAAGTGTATTTTAACGATGTGTTGAGATATACTCAAGCTTGTAATGTAGATTTAGAACTTATCTTAAAGAATCAAGACGGCGATTTAATCAACGATGCTACATTTACTGGTTATGAGATAGTAGTAACGCAGGGCGGTGGTCAAGTGACCATAAATATCAATGGCGTTTTATGGGATGTTATAGACGCAGGACAAACCGAAAACATTATTGTAAGGCAGAGCAGCGGATCAACTCAAGTAGGTGCTAAACAAGGGCAATACTACCGAATAGGAGATAGCGTTATAACTCTTGAGGATGCTTTAGGAGTAACATTAAGCACAACAAATGTAAAAGCCGAAGACCCTGCGACAATAGTAGCACCGAGTGCAAGGGTAAGTAATAGTGATGACTCATACGATGTTAACGTGGCAAGTGGTGGCAGTTTGGAGTTGCCCGATAGTCAAATAAATGTCAACGGCAGCAATGAAGGAAATGTGGTAAGCGTTAAAACTATTGATGTAAATATAACTGATGGCACAAGCCCAATAACACCCGATGCAGTTAGTTTGAGTGGTAATACTTTGGATATTGAAGTACCGAGTGCTGGTGGTTCTTCTCTTGGTGCGATGCCTTTACAAACTGGGCAAACGACAAGCTATGCTACTAATGATGATGGCGATTTGCAGCGTGGTAGATTAACTGACTTTAATACTATACCTTACAACAATCCTTTTAGCAATACATTTAGATTTACAGATGAGTTAGGTGGGCAAGCATTCACTAACAACATTATAATTGACTGGTCTACTTGGGATGGTGGAACGGATGTATTGGGGTTTTGCCTTAGTTTATATAGCAATCAGACTGGTACACAAAACTGGGCAAATTGGATGAGTAATTCACCTTATACTTGCTCTTCTTTTACTGGATGGTATTTAGCAAATTATCAAGAAGCAGTATCTGTTTTTAGTTGTGAAGATTCATTTAATTACTCACCTTTTAATATTACACAAGTATTTTGGACAAGTACAAGTAACGTTTACCAGTCATCTTCAAGGGCATTTGCTTATACTGGACAGAACACAGTAGATGCATTGTTAAGAGATTTTAAAACAAACTCAAAAAGAGCATTATTAACAAGGACATTTACAGTTACTGGAACAACTTTAACTTAAAATAAAAATATGGCAACTTACAAATTTGAACAATTTAAATTGGAAATAGACAATCCAACTATCTCTGCAAATAAAGATAGCATTCATCTACAAGTGAATAAGAACACTATTAGCGTTGATGTAACAATGGAAGTTAATGGTGCTAAATTTGGAGTTCATTTAACCGACATTAAGGTTAACAATTTGAGCTACGAGGGTTATGACAACTTGATGGATAAAGTGCTTAACCGACTAAAGGATTTTGAAGTATGAGTCAATTAGGGGACTTTTTAAAAAAAGCCATTGAAGAAGAAATGGAACTTAACAAGCGTTTGGCAAGTGGGGAGTCAGTTGCAACGCTTCGAGAGGAAATAAGAGACGGTCATTTACTTATTTATGGTGTAGATTATTGGGATGAAATTAACAACGGAGTATCTGCTGGTACTTTGGTCGATATAGAAGATTTGAGAAGTTGGGTAAATGCAAAGAGTCAAAGATATGGCGGTACATTCCCACCAATAACGGCAATACAGAGAAGAATATACGCCAAAGGAAGTAGTACACCTAAAGAGAGGTTAGACATTATTCCAAAGGTGTTAAAAAAGAACCAGGCAGAGATAACAAGACAAGCAGAAAACTACGTTACAAACTTTTTAAAATTAAGATAAAATGAGCATAGCAAGTATTAAAGCAAAGATAGCAGAACTTGAAGTTGATGCGGCAAACTACGAGGCTGCGGTGGCTCAAGAAACTGCGATAACTGGACAGACAAGTGGAACGATTACTATAAATGAAGAAACATTCACAACGGATGGCGCAGAGTTTATTGATGTACGAGATGAAAAGATAACTGCATTACAAAGCACTCAAGCATCTTTGATTACGAGTATGGATACGCTATGCGATGAGATTATTGTTTTATTAGCAGCACTATAATTATGGCGATAGCATTAACAACACAACCAACGACAGACGGCTTATATTCGGCTTATTTACCAGTTAAGTTCGTAGCAACTGAAACTACTAACAATCCAGCGTACTTGGAATTTGAGTTAAAGACACAAGCAGGTGCATCTATTCCTAACGTGCCGAAGTACCGAGCATTAAAGGTAAATAACACATTTACATTTGACGCATCTAACTATTTAAAGAGCGTTTTAAACATCTTTACTGGTCAAGGGTATAGTACAACTGCCATAGAGCATTTAGATGACTTATACGGCAAATATGAGGTCGAAGTAACCGACCCAATTAACTCGCTAACGGCATTGACATCAAACGAGTTTTACGCATTTGCTAATATTGATGGATTAAGATACTCAAACGACCAAACTGCAAACGACGGCATAAATAGAAAGGGTATGCTTTACGGCTCAGAGTTATTTAATGGTAGCTTTGCGCCTAAATATAAAGGTGCTTATGATAGGTGCGTAGTGTTTGCTCAAAGCCCAAGTATTAGCATCGTAACGTACAATGCGGATAAGCCAAACCAATACACTACACCGCTACAATTTGCAACGATAGATATATCAAGTTGGACAAATAGGCTTATTAGTGTGCCTTTAAACAGTACTTTTATTCTTGCAAATGGATTTATTCCTCCATCTGGTGGAATATTTCTAAAATTTGGTGGATTTAAAGTAAGTCACGCATCATTAGGCGATATGTACTACTATGCTGAAGACAGATGTAAGGTAAACGAGTTCATGTTTATTAACCGATACGGAGTTAAAGAGAATATTAAGTTTGAAACCTACGATTATGAAAGCGTTAAGACATCGAGTGAAAGTTATTTGGTGGGTGGTTACACTCATACTGGTAACACTAACTATTTTAATACATCAGCTAACAACGTAAAGGTAAACC